TATTGTCCTCATATAAATTCTCACAATCAATTCTTACCAAAATTTCGATTGTGAGGACCTTTGAAGATGGTTATCTGTATACTGTTCTAAGTCCACTTACAAATTCAATTATACTACTCATAATTATTTCAGAGACTTTATATGCATGCTGTTCTTGATTTTTACACATATTTTTCACGCATACTGTTCTTAAAAAGCTAAATATATCCTTTTGAACTTTCGAAGTTTTTTTATATCATTTCAGATTATTTATGTAATTTTATATGCATACCGTTCTTGAATTTTTTATGCATTTTATCCCCATACTATTCCTGATTTTCATGGATTTTTAATGTTTACCGATCCTCATCTTTTATAAAGAGATCTTAAGTTTATCTACACTCATTCTAAATGCACTTAAGTTAGGCAATAAAGCACTTAATTTGAGCAATATTATATTTAGTACACCTCTTTTAGGGCACATAAAAAAATCACCTTTTTAGCCGTTTATACTGCACTTAAAAATAAGAGATAAAGGTAGTTTGCTATGATAGATAAAACAATTGGTGAACGTATAAAACAGACTTTATATGAAAAGAGAATGACAGGATTTGAATTAGCTTCAAAAGCAAAAATCTCTGAAGGTGGACTGTCACAGATTATAAACAACAAAATTGTTAACCTGAAAGTTGATACTGCTTTGAGGATCGCAAAGGCGCTTAATGTATCGCCAATGTGGCTGCTTTTAGGAGATAAAAGTGATGAGTCTCTGTTCTCTGAGGAGCATCCTGTTATTGGCAGCGACTATTACCCTGTACCTCGATATGAAGTAACATTTGATCCTAAGACTGATACTGAGCCAAAATTTGTTGAATACAAATATGACAGACTGTCCCTCTTCCATAAGTCTTATTTTGAGAAATATGGGATCAGAAGTTGCGCCTTTTGTAAAAGTTTTAAGGTAACAGGCGACAGTATGGAACCATTAATTAAAAATGGCGACTACGTGATCGTAGACTGCGATCCCAAATTAAAAATAGTAGATGGTGATATCTATGCTTTCTGTGACGCTTCAGGATTGCATGTAAAAAGACTTATTGCTCCTCTTCGTGGAGGTCTGATCATAAGATCAGATAATCGTCTCTATGAGGATGAGTTCTTATCGAAAGAAGAGGTGTCCTCAATTAGAGTAATTGGTCATGTAATAGATAGAGCAGGCTCAATTATCGGAGCATAGGTAAGCTAAATTTATTCTTTTGATTTTTATTAGCTTTTAGGTCAAATATTAGAAATTTATCTATCTAATTTTTAAGCAATTTTACAATTTAAAAATATTTTTTCTTATATTTTAATAAGTTAATATCCAAAATCACCTCTATAAAGTAGTAAAAATATCGTTAAATTTGTATAATTTCATAAATTGTTATCCACCTTTCTGGGTAACACTTTGGATCACATGGATATCATTATGAAATTTACAGATAAGACTATCAGAGCTCTTAATGTTCCTGAATACAAGAGTTCTATTAGAGTTACCATCACTGACAACTTATCAGTTCTAGCTAGAAGATGCGCAAATGGAAATATCACTCGTTCTTACTGCTTTAGAACCACTATCAATGGCAAACGTCATCAGGAATTTTTAGGATCAGTTTCAGACGTAACTCTTGATATGGCATTAGCAATGCTTAAAGAACGTTATGATCTTGCACTGAAAGGTTATAAGCCTAAAGAGTACATTAAAGAATATAATCAAAGACTAGCCGTTAAACTAAAAGAACAAGAGTACACACTTCAAAATACTTATGATGATTTCTTACGAACAAAATCTTATTCAAAAAATACTATAAAACATCTTCGTGGGGTTTTATCCAAGTTGGGTACTATAAAAGACAAACCCTTAGCAAAGATAACTTTTATTGAAGTCAGAGATATCATTAACAGCGCTATTTATTCAAATAAAATAACTGTTGCCAAAACAATTGCTGATTTCTTTAATCAGCTTGTAGATTTTGCAGTTAATAACGAGAAATTGGAAAATAACAATTTTCAAAAACTAAAAAAGCTGATCCCCTCTCATACAGTCACACATTTAAAATCTGTAGATCCTGACTTTCCTGAAGATGGAATAAAAAAAATATTGTCAGAGGTTTTAAGTAATTTTAAGAATCAAAGATATGTAAATTACATAATCTTCGGGTTCTTTGTTTTAGTTCGACCTATTGAAGCAGCATCTGTTGAATTAGAAGATATTGACAATAAAAACAATGTAATCAACATTAAGAAAACAAAAACAGGAATAAATAATTTTAAGGTACCAATAACACCTGAATTTAAGATTCTTTTAGACAAGATCTGCGACAAAGAACGACCAGGAAGAATATTTAAAATAGCTCCTGAGACAATCAGAAGTAAAACCTTAATCGAATTAAAAAAACATAACATTGATTTTATGCTTCATGGTTGGAGAGCTGCGGGAATGGCATGGATGGTTCATAATGGCATTAACTTATTCACAGCTGAAGCATGTCTAACTCATGCTATTGGTAACGCAATCACAAGAGCTTACATGCGATCATCATTGCTTCAAGAAAGACGTGAAGCTATGGAGAAGTGGCATAAGTTTTTGTATGGAGTGCTAAAAGAGCTAAAATATTTTAGTGATTAACATCACATTTTTATTATTTTGCTCAAATAAAAACTTCAATATCGAACTTTATTAGTAATTATCCCTAATGTTTTTATTTTAAACTATTTTATAACATATTGATTTATCGTTATTTTTAACGGTTGACATCCTTGTTGACCCCCTGTTAGAATTACTTTGTAACATGAAATAACTGTATATATATAGATTGTTACGTAAATTTCATCGATAATCCTGTAAGAAGAAGCACCTCATTGTAGGTGCTTTTTTCGTTTCTGGAGTTTCCAGAATGTTATCTATTAAGAATACATTGATTGCTGGTGCATTAGCTTTTGCTGTCAGTTTTCTGACCGGCTATTCGGCAAGAGACGATCAGGCAGAAATTGAACGTCTGAACGTTGCGAAATATGCTTTGGAGCGGACAAAGCAAAATTTCAGCGACTTTATGAAAAACAGCTAATGATTGCAAAGGACTGCGACATTAACGCTACTTACCTCAACAATCTGATTGAGTGGTATGGGAGCATAAGCAAATGAAAAAAATATTAAGATATTTATCAGTTATTTTTCCTGCTGTTGCTTTGGTTGCAAGCTCTCCAAATCTTTACTCTGCTTGGTCTTCTCTGACTGATTATTATTCCGTTGTATGGGTAGTTGGTCTTTTTTCGGTAACTGTTCTGTTTGGTGTTGTTCTTGATACTCTTGTACAAAATTTGTTCCGGATATAAAATTTTTGCCATATTCATAAGCTTTAGGTCCAACAAATGGGGCAACCGCTAAAACTACAGAAATGATTGTTGAATAATAAAAGTATTTACGGCTTTCGTCTTTTATTAGCCCTAATTCTTCTTTTTCTTTTGCTGTTAAAGGTAGTCCTGAAATATTATTCTGGATTTCAACAAAATCCTTGTCAGCATAACTAGCAAGCACATTGTTTAATACGGAAATTTGCTGATTTCTGTAGTACACCAAGAATATGGTTTGACACCTTGTATCAAGTGACTTTACTTTGTCAAAGCCTTGAACAATTTTACACATTCTCTGAATCTGTTCTGGAGAATATCTGAAACCATACTGAAAAATAGAAAAAGCTGGCGCTTCAAAATATCCCTTGATGTAGTCAACAGATTTATAAATAGACTTTAAGGCTTCTGAGAGTTTATTGTTTTTCAGAAATTCTTCAGTAGGCAGATTCTTTTTAATGATTTTTACTGCATTAGCAATGGCTTCTTGCTGATTATTCATAACAAATCCTTGTATATAAAACGACCAAAGCACAGATGATTGTCGCAGATTGTCTGTGCTTTCTAATTCTTAATATATGCCTAATTTATTTTTGCGAGGTATTTCATGTTAGATGCGGTGTTTAACTCATTAGCACCATACTGTTACTACCTTGCAGCAGGACTAATCGCATGTATCGTAGCTTTATGCTTTGACATTCTAAAAGGTCAACCTCCTGAGAACTACAAGAAATGTATCGAGGCGGTTCTTTGTGGATGTATCGCTTTTGCTTTATGTGGGTGGGTACAAAGTCATTACTCAAGCATAACTAAGTCTGACTGTCTGTATCTTGCTGTTGGTATTGGTGCAATCGGTGCAGGTCGCATTACAGAGATCACTCTTAAACTTGTACTGAAGCGCTTTAATCTTAACGAGGATCATTATGCCAAAAAAGATTAAACGCTCATTTAGTCATTGTTTATGTTTGACAGTGATGTGGTCTGTTGAGATTGGCTTAGCCGTTGTGCTTTCTGCTAACGGCTTTGCTTGTTTGTACATGTTCATTTCTCTACTGGCCTTGTTAGGCTGTACTTTCTTTGGTCATCAATCATCATGATTTTACGTATTCCAATGCCTGTAAGTGCAAATGCTCGATTAACAAGATCTTGCAGAGGTAGAGGAATGGTTGAGACATCAAAGTACCGTTCATGGAAAGAACAGGCAATTTGGTTAATCAAATCTCAAATAGATAAACCATTCTCCCCTGAAGCTAAGATACATGTTGATGTAACTCTTCATTTTCCTGACAAGCGCAAACGTGATGTAGACAATCCCATGAAAGGTTTTCTTGATGCATGCTCCATTGCTGGCGTCTGGAATGATGATTCACAGGTAGATGTTTTAAACATCAGACGTGGAGAGATCCATCCTCATAACGGCGAACTAATAGCAACAATAACTGAGATTCTATAAATGAAAGTAAGCAGTCACGGAATTGCTCTTATAATGAACTTTGAAGGCTTAAGAACTACAGCATATAAGCCTGTATCCAGTGAGAGCGGATGGACAATTGGTTATGGTCACCATGGACATGATGTTAAAAAGAATTCTATTTGTACAGAGATTGAAGCAGAGCACCTTTTAAAATCAGATCTAGAAAAGATTGAACGTCAGGTTATAGCAGCATTGAATGCCGATGAAATTGAAGTTACTCAAGGTATGTTTGATGCCCTCTGCAGTTTACTCTTTAATCTGTCGGGAAAGAAAACAAAAGATGGGCGATGGTTATCTCCTATTCAGGTTTTAACAGGTTATAAACTTTGGGCTAAGATGAAAAAAGGCGATAAGTACGGTGCATCGCTTGAGTTCTTAGATATTAACAAAGCAGGCGGTGTAGTTCTGCCAGGGTTAACAAAGAGAAGACAGGCTGAACAGAAACTGTTTTTGTCTTAAGATTTCCACGTGTTCAGGTGCTTGTGACAACATCGTGTCTCAGGTATTTGAAAATTTCCTTCTTTGCTGTCAGAAGTAAAACAGACAGCTCACACTTATGAGTGGTTTACTAGTCTTTGTCGGTTTCGCTAGTAGATTGCTCATAAGTGTGAGACAAACAAATTTGTTAATTGATATGTAACTAATCTTTTTAACGGTGTTTGTCTCGCACTAAATGCCGTATAGCTCAACAGTTAGAGCACTTTTGCATTTTTCCTTTCTTTCGCAAAAGAAGAAGCAGGTGCAACTCCAGCAACGGAGCCATTTTGAAAGCGCATTATGACTACTACTGATATTATTTTCGTTACAGCGTATTTTCTATTTTTCTTATTCCTTTTGGAAGGAGTGATCAGATTATCACTTGACTATAAGGACTACAGCAAAAAGGAATTTCGTGCTCAAGTTGCAAGCTATGTACTTTTGTTGGCGTTCATAATGGGGTTTATAGTTTATATTGTTTATGGATCTTAAATTACAGCTAATTACTGCTACTCTGTGTCTCGCTATTGGCGCTTGTTTCGGCGTGACTGTTACCGCCAAACATTACAGAGCTGAAATTATTAACCTACAGGCTCAAGCTATTAGAACTGAGCAGGATGCTCTGGTTAAGCAGCTTAATACAGAACATGAATGGCAGACTAAACAGGAACAGGCAGACAAAGAGGCTAATGATGAGATTACAAAGATTAAGACTAAGTATGATACTGCTGTCGCTAAGCTTCATGCTTACAGCGTGCACACAAACAGTAGCAGTGCCAATAGAACAGCATTGTCCCCAGATACCGACTCTACCAGAGAAGCTAAAGCAACCTGTGAATGTGGACAGCTTAGACGAGACAGAAAAACTCTTGCAGAGTATGTCCTTAAGCTCTCAGCTAAGTGTGATGAGATTGCAGTCGATCGTAATGAGTTAAGTAAGAGATATCAAAGCTTAACGGAGTAAGTATGAATATAACTCGAGCCTATACATTAGGATTTTGTTGTGGTTTAGGCTTTAGTTATCATAAACTCCATAAATTAAGCTTTGATGCTTCTACCAACAATCCGTATTGGATAACGACCAAGAAAGGAAAACATTTTCTTATTGACGAAGATGGTGTTATTCAAAGCGGTAGGTTTAAGAATATAAACATTGATAAGTTACATAATGCCTCTAGGGAAAAGAAAGTTAAAGGCAAAGATCAACTAACCTATTCACGAATTTTTAATACCTACAAGTACGAAGATCGTTTGCCAGACAGTGTAAAAAGTTACTTTGACAAAATATATTTAACAAAACCAACAGAAAAACATTTAATTGCAAGAAATAAAATAAAAAGTGAGTTGGCAACTTTTGAAGCTATTACACAACAAACAACATTCTCAAATTTCAAAATAAACAGCAATGGGTTAACAAAACTTCCTGTAATTCCACAAAATATATGTAACGAGTTAGGTATAAGACAGAATAAAAAAGTTGTGCTGACATATCCGTCAATGAGCCGTATTCTTAACAGTCACCCTGAAGTAGATAAAAATCTATTACAAAAAGAGCTTTCACTAGGATTTTTAGGAGCTGTAAAAAGAAATATACGGCAAAGTTCGGAAGATTCAAAAGGCAGGCTTCAATTTTCTTTTATGATACAGAAAAAGAAAGTTGAAATTGCATTTGATTTAAAAGAGACCGAGGAATACTACGAGATTATGCATTGCCTAATAAAAAGAGCTTAGGATAGCCGAAGAGGAGGGGTACGAGCTGATTTTAAAGATACTTCTATCTCCCCAAATATGGTTATCAGTCGCTCGAATTTCTGATGCAACTTCGGCTACGTCAAGGCAAGGTAACTCGCCCACTATTATTATAATTTAGCTTTTCTAATTTTTCAAAACGGTGTAATCATGCCAAAACTAAATCCAAAAGAAGAAAAGTTTTGCATTGCTTACGCTTCTAATGCAAATGCAAAACAATCTGTAATAGATGCCGGCTATTCAATGAAAGGAAATGCAGCAGGCTCTTATGGTTATAAGCTGTTGCAGAAAAAACAAATCAAACAGAGAATTAAAGAACTAGCTGATGAGGCTAATTCAAAACTTATTGCAGATAAAAACGAAATTCAAAAAATCTTAACCTCAATCGCTCGTGGTGAAGCTAAAGAAGAGCAGTTAATGGTAGTTAGCAATAAAGGAATGGGTGACGTTGTTCACGACTTTAAACTACCTTCTAATTTTGACCGCATCAAAGCAGCAGATCTTCTGGCTAAGATGCAAGGTGCTTACGATACCTCTACTAACGTTAACATCTCCCCTGTGATAATCGTTGGTGAAATGCCTGATGACTACTAAAGTTTCTCAATTGCTTGATATAGTTGGTCACAATTATGGCGATTGGTGGAACACAAAGAAACGTTATGTAGTCTGTAAAGGTTCAAGAGCTAGTAAAAAATCAAAAACTACTGCATTGTGGCTTATATACCACATTGTAAAAATGCCATTAGGTAACGCTCTTTGCGTCAGACGTTATCAGAACACAATCAGAGATAGTCAGTTCTCTGATTTGCAGTGGGCCTGTGAACGATTTGGCATTAAAGATTACTTCACTTTCAAGACCTCACCTTTAGAGATTATTTACAATCCTACAGGTCAAAAGATCTTGTTTCGTGGATTAGACGAAGGTCAAAAGATCACTTCTATTTCCGTGCCTAAAGGTTATCTTTGCTGGGTATGGATAGAAGAAGCGTACGAGATTGTAGACGAAGAAGCATTCAATAAACTTGATATGTCTTTTCGTGGTCAGATGCCTGATGATTACTTCATTAGAATTATGATCACTTTCAATCCATGGTCTGAGCAGTCATGGTTAAAGACACGTTTCTTTGATACACCATCAGAATTAACTTTTACTAAGACTACTAATTATCTCTGTAACGAGTGGTTATCTGAAGCCGATCATGCTTTATTTGAAGACATGAAAAAACGTAATCCACGCCGTTATAAAATTGAAGGATTAGGTGATTGGGGTATTGCTGAAGGTTTAATTTACGAAAATGTAGAATGTCGTGAGTTAAACGATAAAGACTACATAGGTGCTCCTCGAAGATATAAAGCATTCTTTGGATTGGATTTTGGTTTTACTGATCCTACGGCGTTTGTAGGCGGTTTTGTTGATTCAGAGAATAAAGAGATTTTTATCTGCTATGAGCTCTATTTAACAAACGTCACGAACCAAGAGATAGCTAAGCGACTTAAACAGGATATCGGTTTAACCGGTGAAGTTGTTTATTGTGATGCTGCAGAGCCAAAGTCGATTGAAGAATTACGCAGAGTAGGCATAAACGCAAAGGCTGCTCCCAAAGGCCCTGATTCTGTAAATTACGGTATCCAAAAGATACAGAACTACAAGATCATCTATTCTCCTAAATGCACAAACTTTGAACATGAAATCAAAAATTACTGTTGGGAAAAGGATAGATTAGGCAAACCAACAAATAAACCTGATCATGAGTTCTCCCATCTGCCGGATGCAATGCGCTATGGTTTAGTTGAGCTTAAAGACACAGCTAAGGCGGTATCAAAAGCTAACTTAAGGCTGTTAAGACGAGGCAGAAGAAGGTTTTAACCCTTTTGGCAGTTCATCGTTACCTGGTACGGTTCTTTTATTCTTTGTAGGAATATTTGATGGTTGTGTTGGTTTCTTGTTTTTAGACATTTTAATTTACCAAGTAGATTAAACAAAACAGACCTGAAAGAAAGGAAATGATAGATAAGATGCACAACGCTCTTAAGATATAACATCTTTGAGTATGCATCTTTAGATAACCATTGATACTTTCTTCATAGTTAACAATAAGACCTTTTATGACAGCATTCTTATTCTCTGTTTCATATTGATCTGAAACATTTAAAAACGAATCAACAATTCCGATTAAAGGCTTATGAAAGAACAATCCTGAAAGGCTTATCAAACCTATCAGAAAAGCTAAAACAGAAGACGTTACGGAAACAATATACAGCGCTTTGACTGTTAGTTCCTGAAACACATCAAAGTGTTCATACGCATAAGAATGAGCAGTTAAAAAGCAAACAACAATCCATAGATAAGTTTTTATTAAAGAGAATTGATGATTGTTGTCATTCTCTGACACATGCAGCCAATATTCTCTGGTTACATCTAAGATTGTTGATACGTCTCTTTGTTTCATGAAGGTATCCTATGTCATGGTTCATTTGGTTTATCTTTTTAGTAATTATAAGCCCTGTGATTTTAGAATTGCATAAATAAGGTATTTATCATGATTTCACCCCTGTTATCTTTAGAGTATGCTTACAAATTTTGGTATAACCTAGATCAAGAAGTAAAAGAACATCAGCGTGATGTTTCTAAGACTTATCTCTGGTTAAATGTAGCTTTAATTGCAGGCTTGAAAGCAATGTCAGTTCATCAGGAATTGTATTACATTGCAGTTGTGATGATATTCACATCTACAGCTTCATTGATTTTAGGTTGTATGTCATTAAGTGGATTGTTCACAGGTTCAACTTACCTGCCAATGGATAAATTTAGATCCTTGTACGATGAGTTAAAAGAAAACGACAAATCAATTAAAGATATTCTTTATGACTACGACAAAGTAATTACTGATTTAAAGATTCAGGTTGCTCGTAGAGGATGGTTATTGAGAGCTCAGTCAATCTTATCGATTATTTCGTTATTACTATTCTTTGCTATGTTGATTTAAGAGGTGAAGATGAAACGTGACTGGTATTTAATGGGCGACGTCTTTAATGCAATTGAAGATGATAGATTAGAGATTCTTATCAGTAAGTATGAGGCAAATCAAAACAAGTACAGCATTCTAATGCAACACTTAGAGATGCTTATCGATGCTGATTATATCAAAGGAGTGACAATATCTCTTTCTGTTGATGGTCTGTATTCATGGGGTACAGACGTACCAAGAATTACTCTGAAAGGTTACGATTTTGCTGATATTGTCAAAGACAAATTTCTCTTAAATAAAACAATTAAAGCTATTAAAGATGCTGGCTACATGGTCACATGGGAAACATTAAAAGAATTTGCACCAATGATATTAAAAGTCGCAGTTAAGCAAATCTTTAAAAACTAAATTCAACTAATAAAAAGAAGGCACCGCAAGGTGCTTTTTTATTGCCTATGAATACTAAAGAACAAAAAGCAGAAATTAAAGAGACCAAAGCAAAGAAAAAGATCTCTCCTGAAGAGTTACTTAATCAGTTGCTTATGCCTAAAAGAACAGCTGAAGCATTTGATACCTTAGAAAAGGTTAAGAAAGCTTTCTCTTTGCCTGTAACATTAGGTTGCAAAGAAAATACACGTCTTGCAATGGATTCTGCTTTTGAAAGTATTGGCGGTTTTGATTCCATTTATCAGAGCTTACAGCAACATGCTTTTGACATGGGACAGTTCCCTGTTACTTCATTTGTAGGTTACGGAGCACTACAGCAGATTGCTCAGCAAGGTATGGTTAGAGCTTGTATCTCAACCGTTGCTGATGACATGTCTAAGAAATGGATTGAATTAAAAGGTGGTGAAGATACTGATCCTGACAAGATCAGTAAACTAGATGATTTAATCAAGAACAAGTATCACCTTCAATCATTATTCCATGATGCTTTTACAACAACAGGCTACATGGGCGGTTGCTTTATCTTTATAGATACAGGTTCAGATGAACTTGATTTGCCACTAGCAATTAACAATCAGTCAGCTGAGATTGATCCTGAGCATAATCTTAAGTTTATTCTAGTTGATCCTGTTAACATCTCCCCTGCCGAATACAACGCTTACAATCCTTTAGCATCTGATTATATGAAGCCTAAGTATTGGTATGTGTTAGGTAAGAAAGTTCACAAAGACAGATTACTAAGAATTGTTGATAATGAACCTCCATTACTGCTAAAACCAAATTACAACTTCTTAGGTATTCCACAGGCTCAAATCTTATGGGATTACATTCTTCACTTTAACGAATGCAGAACTTACACAGCAAAACTGCTTCAAAAGATATCGCTACTTGTAGTTAAAACTGATATGGATGCAATTCTAAATAGTGACTCTCAAGGTATTGCTTTTTTTGACGCAAAAATGGCTATGTTAGCCCGCTACAGAGATAACGATTCAATCTTTGTGTGCGATAAAGACAGTGAAGATGTAACTAACGTACAAACATCTACGGCTGGCTGTACAGACATTGTTAAGCAAAGTCTAGAGATGATTTGTGCAATTAACCGAATACCTGCTGTTAAGCTACTTGGTATCTCTCCTTCAGGCTTTAACGCTACAGGTGAATCTGACCTTAAGAATTACTACGACCACATCTCTTCTAAACAGGAACTTCACAGAGATGCAATTCAGCGTTGTATCAATGCTATTGAACGTGCTGAATTTGGAGAGATTGATCCTTCAATTACATTCGACTTTGTACCTCTTGATGTTGAAAACAGAGCCTCACAGGCTATGACAGCTCAAACTAAGGTTGGTGCATGGGGACAGCTACTAGATAGACAGGTTCTAAGTGCAGAAGAACTTCGTGAAGCTGTTAAGAAAGATCAGGATATTGGACTTGATTTTATCGACAGTGAAATGCCAGAAGAACTGCAACAAGCTCAAGCACAAGCAATGCAGAATGGCGAGCAGGAAGATTTTAAGACAGACGATCCATTTACACAGATGATGAATGAGGCTAAGAATGAAAAAGCTGAGAACAGCGAGAGTAATCGAGCCGAATCAGGGACTACTCCAAACCTTTCAAAAGAAGGTTCTGAAACTTCAAAGTGATTTTCAACGTTATGTTTTAAATCAAATCATGCTCAATCTGGACAGTGAAGCAATGCTTACTACAGATGCTTCATTGTCTAAACCTAAGACACAGGCTGAACGTCAGCAACTCCAAAAGCTACAGCGCAAAATACTGCGTTCTATGGCTAAATCTGATCCTGAATGGCTAAAGAACCATATTGATGACTTTATTAATCGAAATATTGGTTCATGGACTACAGGATTAAACAGCATTTCAAGACAGCTCTGTGACTGGTTTATACGCAATCAGGTTGCAACAGTCAGCTATGCTCAGAAACAGGCTCTTAAAGCAGCAGGTTTTAATCTTAATTATCTCAAAAGAAAATGGACTGTACCTACTATTAAAAAACAGTTCATTTCCCCTTCTATTGCTTCTCAAATGGAGGGAATGATTAAAGAGAATGCAGCTTTAATCACCAAAATTTCACTTAACGATGTACAGCGTATTTCTGACGTTGTTCAAAAGGGATTGCTAGGCGGTGACAATCTTTCAGATCTTCGTATTGTCTTAGGTGCTACACAAGGTTTTGACAGAGCACGTGTAGAGCGTGTTGTAAGTGATCAGGTACATAAATCAAGTGTACAGATCCAAATCAGCAACGCCAAAGAACTAGGAATTCAATACGCTATCTGGAAACATGTACCAGGCAAATACACGTCACGAGAAACTCACAGAGCTTTTGATGGTCAGCGCTATGACATCTCTGTAGGACTGTATGACAGTGATGTAAACAAGAATGTTTTGCCTGGTGAACTGCCTTACTGTAAGTGCGGTTTTCGTATGGCTTTACCAGAGTGGTGTCGTAACTCGTCTTAGTCGTAGTTACATCTTAACTAAGACGACTTCTAATTATAAATATAGGTCAAATCATGCCAACAAGTTTAGCTTTTGACAATTTCTCAATAGATAAAGATTCAGTAAGAACTGTGGACGACAATGGTTTTCTTCATGTTGCTGTTTCCCCTGTGACTAAAGAACAGGTAGCACCATACTATGGACATGAGATACCTAATCATGAAGAACTTGGTTTTGAATCTGATGTCATTTATCACGGTTACAGACCTGCATCAGAATTATCAAAACCTGACACTATTCAGAGTTTAAACGGCATTCCGATTCAGTTTGAGCATCACGCTGATTACGCAAATGCGCCTGCTAAAGATACTCGTATCGGTTCTACAGGCGATGATGCCAAATGGGAATCACCTTATCTTACCAATTCACTTCATTTTCACGATGCTAAGGCAATTGATCGTATTAAAGACGGTTCAATGCGTGAGCTTAGTCTTGCTTACAGATACACACCTGTAAAGAAAGAAGGTGAGTTTGAAGGTCAACATTACAACTTTGTAATGACTGATATTAATTGCAATCATGTTGCCCTCGTTGAAGAGGGCCGTGCGGGACATGATGTGCTGGTGGAAGACGCACAAATCAAGGAGAAAAACACAATGGCTGATAATGCAGCAATTGAAAATGCTGAAAAGAACCTTGCACAGTCAATTCTTGACCTGCACAAGGCAAAAGAAGGCAACGTGGTTGATAAGGATGATACTCCTGCAACTGACGGTAAGCTTGAAGCTTTAATTGAAGCTATCAAAGCTAATGGTGATGAAGATAAGTACAAAGACATCTTAAACTCAGCTGAGGATGATGATTTAGATGCATCAGAGCCAGCCGAAGACGATGATCTTGATACTTCTGGTGATGATTCAAAGAAAGACGATTCTGTAGATGCTACCGATGACGATCTTGATGATTCTGATTCAGCTGAAGATGAGGAACCTAACGACAATACTCAGACAGAAGACGATGGCGATAAGGTCATTGGCGATGCGTTAAAGCAGTGTGGTTTAGATGACGCCTCACCTGAACTTAAGAAGGCATTCATTACAGGCTTTAAGCTTTCATCTGAAAAAGATAAGAACGCTGACAAGCCACTAGGTCAGGATGCACAAATTAAAGTTGCGGTTAAAGCAGTTAACAGACAGTTAAAACTTAAATATGCAGCTGCTAATGAGTGCAGACAAATCTTAGGTAATGTTAACGCAATGGCTTTTGACAGTGCAGGTCAGATCTATCGTGCAGCTGCTAAGAAGTTAGGTATTCGCAATTACAACCAGTTAACAGGTAAAGCTGCTAAGGCTGTAATCAGCGCCTTAACTGCAACTAAGGACAAGAGAACTGTAATGGCTACTGATTCAGCTCCTACAACCAAAAACAGTGCTATTTCAGCAATTTTAAATAACGTTCGTATAGGAGTTTAATAAATGTCAAATTTACAGAAAACTGTCGGTTTATACCCTGCCAAAGGATTTGAAGGCCAGCAGGTAGTATTAGGTCAGGCATTTTACACTGATACTAACTATTTCTCAGACGGTACCGTAAAAGCTGGTGGTTTTGCTTTCTTAAAAGAAGATGGTGTAGTTTCTGCTACAGCATCAGCTGATACCGAGCTACCAATCGGTATTGTAGAGCGCAACTTAACCTCATCTTTTGAATCTGTAACTGAAGAAGGCACTTCCGTTTATGCAAAAGGCGAAACTGTGACAACTGCTTTACGTGGCCAGTACTACATTAAGGCTCCTTCTGCAGGTACTACAGGCTTAAAGATTTTAATTAAGCCTACTACAGGCGCTGTATCTGTAGCTGCAACTGCAGGTACAGGTGTAGTTGATACAGGTTGGGTAGTTAAAGCAACTGACGGCAAGAAGAACTTTGCTGAAGGTGATTTAGTCATCGCTGAGAGATTCTAGGAGATAATCAATGAATAATGATTTTGAGAAAGCCCGTAAGTACGGTCTTGTTGCACCAGGCTTTAAAGGGTTTATGGCTTACGATGATGTAAATGGAAATCTTGTTGTAGATTATGATAAGACAGCAAGAATGTTAGCTCAGGATGCTTCAATCACCTCTGCTAACGTTGGTATTCCATCAATGTTTACCACTTACATTGATCCTAATGTAGTTAAAATTTTGTTTGCTAAAACAGCAGCAACTGAATTAGCTACTGAGGTTCAAACAGGTAAATGGACAGATGAGCATTTAACTTTCCCTGTAGTGGAATACGCTGGTAATGTATCTGGCTACTCAGATTTTCAGGATGGACCTTCTGTAGATAGTAACTACAACTTCCCTGTTCGTGATCAGTTTAGATTCCAAAGTACAATTAAAATTGGTGATTTAGAAGTTGCTATGGCATCAAATGCTGGGTTGTCATTAATTGCAGAAAAGCAGAAAGCATCAGCATCAATTCAGGCAAGATTTTCAAACAAATCTTATATGCTTGGTGTAAAGAATAAAGCTATCTATGGCTTACTTGATGATCCTAACTTAACTGACACTATTTCACCTATTTCAGTAGGTGGTAAATCAACATGGAAGGACAAAAAAGAAAGTTCTCCATCAACATTTACCGAAACTATCTATGCAGATATTACTAAGCTAATTAGTGAACTACAGGCTAATAACGGCGCTAACATTAATAACAATACCCCTATGGTATTAGGTATCTCAAATGCTAAAAATGCTGATTTGTCAGTTATAAACAGCTTTGGATTAACTGCAGAAACAATGTTAAAAAAGAACTTCCCAAACTTGGAGATTGTTCTTGTTCCTGAATTAAGTGATTCTGTAGGCGAAACTCTGTACTTAGCTGTACCAGAGTTAGATGGAACATTAACAGCTCAGCTTTCATATTCTGAAAAGTATAGAGTAGGTCGTATGGTTCCTTTTACATCTCATTTTGAACAAAAAGTTGCTGGAACTACTTTTGGAGCAATAATTAAAAGACCTTGTTTAATTGCAAGAATGGTTGGTATCTAGTTTTCAATCTCGTATCTAAGGCGGTTTTTACCGCCTTTTTTATTTTATGGAGACAATAAATTAATGGCACGTAAAATCGAAAAAACTGAAGTTATTGCATCAACTCTAGATGATGAAAAAGCAGAAGCAAAGACAGGTACTGACGTTGTTACTATCGCTGTTTGCTTAAGATTTAATCATAAATTTGATGATGTACCTAACGGTACAGGTGGTACAAAAACAGTTATTCTTGAAGGCCTAGATTCAGATTTACGCGGTGAAAGCTTTGGCATCTTAAATGCGTCAGGCAATGCAAAATTTCAGACATTACCACGTAAAGACTGGGAAGCAATTCTTGCAATGCATGGCAGTGAAGCTATGTTCAAAGGATTGAACGGTCACACACCTAGTGTGTTTGAAGTTAAGAGAAACGAGATTAAATCAGATACTGTTAATGACAAAGTTAAAAATTCTGCTGGTGGATTTGATCCTGTAGATCCTGCTAAGTTAGGTGTTACTGAAATTAAACAGAGCAATTAAAAAATGACAATGGGGAGTTTAAGCTCCCCTGTTAATTGAGGTTTTATCTGAAATGAAAGTTGAATTTGATGTAGATGTTTTTAGATGCAGATATGAGCATTTGGCTGATATTTCAGATGAAGCTTTGAAAATGTGCTTTCAAGATGCCTGTGAGCTGTATGGCAATGATGACAGTTCATCATGCTTCAAGTATGAGCCTGAAAACGACATCTACACACGTAGAACGTTTTTATATGCTGTTACCTGTCATTTAGCTACATTAGAGTTGTGGAACAAAAACGGACAGCCAGGAAGAGTAACTTCTGCATCACAAGGCTCAGTAAATACAAGTTTTGATTTGTTTAAGTCAAACAAAGATACCGTCGATTGGTGGAATCAGACATTATGCGGTCAACATGCATGGCAAATGTTAAAAGGTCACACCAAAGGCGGTCGTTTCTATGGATGTAAGATAAATCATCCTTTTGGGTGATGATGTACCATACATGATGTGCTTGTCGATGACGTGCAAACGTCGTAACTCATCTTTTTAATCAGATGTCATTTTTATTAAAAGTGACTTCATAAAAAAACTTCATTGGTTAACTATGGTAACTCCACTAACTCAAAACATTGTTAAAGCTTACTGTCTTGGTTTTATGTTCGGTTTAGGCGTGAAAGCAAGACAGACCATGTTAACTAAAGATGAGAATATACCTGACAAGGATCTTATCTTTAGAACTGCTAAGAATGGCAAGAAGATTGCTATTAACACTAAGACTAAAGAAGTTAGTGGAGTGGGTAATAAAGCAAGCTTTAGTTCAACTACCATAAAAGAACTTTACGGCAACGAGATCACTGGTAAAAATCTTAGAAACGAAAAGGCTGTTAGTGTGCTCTTATCTATGAAACACGGGCACATTAAAGATGCATTTCATCGTGATGGTATTGGTGATATAGATCTAGTTTGGGGTAATGATAGAGCAGGATTACAACATATTATTAAAAGAAGACAAGAAAGCAGTCAAGATCCTGAGAAAGCAGTTAAATACTTACCTGAGATAATTAATAAAGGGTCGATAATTAATAGATTTACAGAAAAAGATGATAGAGCCTTTTATATTGAACATTCAATTAACAATATTAGATATAGGTTAGTAATTACTAAAAATTACACAGATATTAACGGAAGACACAGTAATCGCTTTGTTTTAACGAATATGGAAATATATCCTAAAATGCTAAAGATAAAAAAATCAAAAAGTATGATAAGAAAGTAGATTCGCTAGAGAACACCGCATACTGCTAACCTCACTCGGTGAATTACAGAAAGATGGGATTCTTCTTTCAAACTCTAGCGTTTTACTATTATAGATTATTTTTAATTAAGTGCAAAAAACACTTAAAATAAGTAGTAGCAGGCGAGCGGCCCCATTCACCATCCGGGCTCATAGGAATAAGTCCTAACCGTAAGCAGTATGACCGATTTTCTGACTTTTACTACTACCTTGTGGTAATTATAGTTTGCTTTTTACTAAGATACAAGCAAGAGAACACTGCCTACCACGAACCTGACTCAATGTATTACAAAGAAACGGAATTCTTTTCTAAAACTCTTACTTTACCTAATTATAGATTATTTTTTACAAATATCACATCATGCATAAGATTGAAGTTAACTTAGAACAGCTTAAATCTTTGGTTAAAAACCTTAAGACAGAATCTAGCAAGACTGTAGCTGTTGGTGTTCGTGATATGCGTTCAGAAAGCGGTGTATCAACACAGGAATACGGCAAATACTTAGAATTTGGCTGGGTTCAAAGAGTAACACCAAGACAGAGTGGTTATTTATCACATCAAGGTGTTCATGTTCCTGCAGGTGCTACTTTATACAATCCACCAAGACCATTCTTTAGATATACCATTGCAGATGAAGAAAAGAATTGGAAAGACTACTTTATTAAATCTCTGGTTCATTTCTCCGTAGGTGCTGATGCGTCTTTCTATACAAAATCGCTTCAAATGGTCGGTGCGATTATGGTTCAGGATATTCAAACAACTCTTGAAAATGGTGGTTCCAGAAACAACAGATTCCCACCTCGTTCACCTATGACAATGGCTATATATAGAGCTATTTCAGAGGGACATTCACAAGACGGTACAGGAACATCAAGTTCGTCTCAGGCTGGTATCAGTTCAGGGTTATTAAGAGATTCAATCTCTTTTGAAATCCAATAATCACAATTTATCACAGGCTCTATATGTTAAACCTTCACAACATCGTGCGAGGGGCTATCAATGCTAACTTTGCAGATGAAACCTTTGCCCTCTTTCGTTCCTGTGGACAACAGAATGTAAAAGGAATTGTAAAAGCAATTTATCTGAACAGTATTGAAGTTAAAGGCAGTTTTCAGTCAGAGAATGATGCTGCATTAGATCACTCTAATCTTGCAGGTCAGAACTCGCAGATCAGAAAGCTCTATTTACAATCATCAGATAAGCTAAAAGAAAAGCCATACAGCGTATTCAGACAGCTGTCACGCAGTGGTGATTACCTAAAAGACAGTAACGACATGTGGTGGTTTGTAATCGCTGTAGAAGAGGACTTTTCAAAAGCAGGTTGGATGTGCTTAAGAGTTCAACTTCAAGACAGAGCGCCAAACCTGACTATTAAAGCCATTGAGCTTACACCACCAATTCAAGTAACACCTTCTGAAGATAAAGACAATGAACACAATCAAGACATCGACCAATCTACAGGAAACACTCCATGAGCTGTTAAATGAGTTTTTAATCCCCTCTGTAGATGAAAACAACATATTTTATGGCAATCAAAACAATCTAACCCTTCCTAAAGATTCAAGTGACTACGTGATCTACTCAATATTAAATATCGTAAGACATGGTACCAATGAAATTAAATACGATGCTCAAAATGAAGAAGAGCATAACAAAGTTGAATATGAAGTAAGTGTGCAGATTGACTGTTACGCAGACACTTCTAACGGCTCTGACGGGTTGGATGCAATGCTAAGAGCCAGTTCAATTGATAACTTCTCACAGTCAGATGTTGTTTATGAATTCTTAAATGCTCGAGGAATGCATCTTCTCTATGCTGACAATTCAAATGACACCACTATCGTATCAGATGACAATAACTACTTAAAACGTTGGTCAACAACTCTTCACATAGCAATGACTACAGAAACCATTTATGACAGCTTTGGCTTTACTGAAGTTGACGTTAAAAACAATTTTATTACCCCTTTGTCTGAAGCTGAAAAGCAAGACCCTTCTTTGAACGTTCTAGGTATTAAGAACGTAGATTCTATTAAATAGGAGAAAAATACAATGCCAATTAGTGCAAGTAACATCGTCAGCATTGTACCTCGAATTTTAAAAGGTACAGGCTCTGATCTAGTCTTTAATGGTCTTGTTCTTTCAAAGAATTCAAGACTTGCCGTAAATGCACCTACCTCATATTCGTCAGCTTCTGCTGTAGCTTCTGCATTTGGTGAAACATCAGATGAATATAAATTTGCTCAGGTGTACTTTGGCGGTTACAAGAACAGTCAGATTAAGCCTTCTGTTCTGTATTTCTATCGTTACTGCGATACAGGTGTAGCACCTTTTGTTAGAGGTACAGCGTTAAAGCCTTCAACAGCGTTAGCATCTTTAAAACAGATTTCAAATGGCGCTTTTTCTGTAACTTTAACAGGCAAAATTCATACTGTTTCAAGCTTAGACTTATCTTCAGTATCTTCATTATCTGAAGTAGCAGACAAGGTTCAAGAGGCTTTAAGAGATCTTGATTCTGAATCAGAAGATGCTGAGTTATCAGTTTTAACAGTTACCTTTGATTCTGTAACTAACGCATTTACCATCACAAATGGTACATTATCTGCCGATGTCTCTGTAAGCACTCCTACAGGTGATGTCGCTCTTGCAATGGGCTTTACTGCTGATTCATGTATAGTTTCAGACGGTTCTGATTCAACCACTCTTTCAGCTACTTTCAACAAGTTAACTTTAAGCTTCCAAAACTTCGTTACCTTCACCACCTTATGGGAAGCATCAGACGATGAGGCTTTAGAATTAGGCGAATGGGCTACAGCTAATGCATCTGCTGGTGTTTGTTATCTGTATGTTCTTTGGGACAGTTCTAAAGAAAATGCTGACAGTAACAGTAAATCAATTATTGCTGAAAAGTTGATTACAGAAAACATAGCAGCAACCACTGTTGTTTATGATTCATATCGTGTTGCAGCGTTTATCATGGGTGCAGCTGCTTCTATTGCCTGGGATAATAAGAACAGCACTATTACTTTTGCTTTCAAGTCACAGGATGGATTAGGTGCAAATGTATTAGATACAGACGAAGCAAATGCTCTTGAGGGACACAAAGTCAACTTCATAGGTAACTATGCAACACGTAATGACAACTTTGTCTGGTTATACTCTGGCCGTATGTTAGGTGAATGGGACTGGATTGATACTTATCTAAATTCAATCTGGTTATGTAACGCAATGCAGGTTCAGGTAATGGCAGGATTTGAAGCTGTTAGAAGAGTACCTTACACCTTACGTGGTTACGCAATGATCCGCTCATGGCTAAGAGATGTAATTAACCGTGCAAAGAATAATGGCGTAATTGAAGCTGGTGTATCTTTATCTGAAACTCAGAAGAGCTCTTTAATCGAAGAGTTAGGTGCTGATTACTCAGACGAAATCTACAATAACGGCTACTACTTACAGATTTTAGATCCTTCAGCTCAGACAAGACAGCAACGTAAATCCCCTTCTTGTAACTTGGTTTACACCTATGGTGGTGCTGTACACCGTTTAACCATGCCTTCAATTGCTGTAGTTTAGGAGAAATAAATGAAGACTATTACTAGTGCAAACGCAATCTTAATCTTAACAGTTGAAGAGCTTTACCCTTCAGGAGTACAGATTGAGAAGTTCGCATCTGATGATGCGTTCAGCTCTGATAATGTAACTATTGCTGAGGTAAGAATGGGTGTAGATGGACAGCTTGCAGCAGGTTACACCCCTGCACCTATTCCATTTAAGATTTCATTAGAAGCTGATTCAGATTCTATTGAGTACTTAAGAAATATTGCTAACAATCAGCGATTAAATAAGACAACTTATTCAATTACAGCTTCAATTTCTATTCCTGCTCTGGATAAGGAATTTACTTTGATTAAAGGGATCCTGACTGAGGTTCCTTCAATTTTAAATGCTAAGAAAGTATTAGAGCCTACTCAGTGGGGATTTACCTTTGAAGATGTAAACGATTCTACTATTTAATTTTCCCGTAGCTAACATTGATTTGGGGTATCGAAATTGATACCCCTTTTTTATAGGTGAGATTATTACATGAGACAGATTACAAACATTACCATCGTTGATGGTGAAGCTCAATATAAGTTCAGATTAACTCAAATTCCTGCAATTAAGGCTGAAAAGTGGTTAATCAGAGTTGGTATTGCTCTGGCAAAAGCAGGATTACTCAACATTGATATAGAGAAACTAGGCGTATCAGGTTCAGATACTATGAGTACCATCACCAATTTAATAGCTCAAAAAGGCTTTAGTTTCTTTGGTCAGTTAGATCCTGACACTGTAGATCATCTGTTATTTGACCTTGTTAAAGAAACAGCTGTAAGAATGAATGACGAAGCCATCATCAATATTACTGAAAAAGAGCTTGAAATCTTTGATGATATTAGAGCTTTGTGGCAATTACAGAAAGAGGTATTTGCTGTAAATTTTTCTTCTTACAAGAACGAAAACAGCTTGAAGAAACAAGCTTAAGTTCTGGTGGTAAAACTCCTCATTTTATCCAAACACAGAACTTCTCACGCCTGTTTGCTCCACTGATACAGGAGCATTATGCAACCCTACGAGAACTAGAACAGTATTACAGCTACGAAGATGCTATGAACCTGTTAGAGTGTCTGTATGTTGCAAGAACTAACGAAAACATTGCAAATGATTTTGCAAGTAAACAGAGAACTTAAAAAATGGCAACATTAGGTGACGTACTTTTAATTAAACTCGGCTTAGATACTGGCGATATTGACAGTCAGATGAACAAAGTTGAGGAGAATGCAAAAAAGAGCACATCTAATGTTGCGCGGACATTAGATAAAACAGCTAATAATACAGCTAATCGTATGCTTGGGCTTGTTAAGGGTATCGCAGGACCTTTAGCAGCTGCTTTCTCTGTTGGAGCAATGTTTAAATCTTACTTTGGTGGATTATCACAAGTAGCTCAGATGACAGGTGCTTACTACAAGCAGTTAGATGAGTGGCGTGAGAAGATGGCAGCATTCAACCGCTACACAAAACAGGATATTGAAGTTTATGTAAAAAGCCAAAAGGCTTTAACTAACTTTAGAATTGCTGTAGCTGATTTCTCAGCTGTTCTGATGCGTTCTTTTAATCCAATACTCTTAAAAGGTGTAGAGGCTTTAAATTCATTCTCCAAGTGGTTAGGAGAACACAAGGAAGATGCAGCAAGATTCTTTAAAATCTTAGCTGTGGTTATTACTACTGCTTTGGTGCCTGCATTTATATCTCTTGCAGGTGCAATTTTAATGAATCCTATTACGTGGATCATTGCAGGTATTGTAGCTTTAGCTCTTGTTATTGATGATCTGATAGTAAGGATAAAAGGTGGTAAATCCCTCTTTGGTACTTTCTGGGATCCTTTCATTAACTTTGGTAAAAAGGCTTATGACTTTATAACAAAGTTTTATGAACGTTTTAAAAATTCAGAAGGAGTTAATACCTTCATTGAAACATTAAAGCAGTCACTAAGATCCCTATCAAACATCTTAGAGCATGTTTTTAATGGTATTGCTTACTTTGGCATTCTTTTAGCAAAGCTGTTTGACCAAGGAAATGATGCAACATGGTTCGACGGCTTAGCTCAAGCTGCAATGTTTCTTGTGAATGCTGTAGGAAGTGCTTTTAACGCAATCCTTGGTACTGTAGAAATGGTAATGGGCGCTATTGTTGCCTTGTTTACTGGAGACACTGAGCTGTTAAAACAGGGATGGTCTGATTTCTGCAGTTCATTCAAAAATCTCTTTAAGCCCGTTACTGACTGGCTAATGCAAATTATCGACTACGTTAAAGATAAATTCTTAGGAATGTTTAATTCTGTTGTCGATAAAGGCAAAAGCATGATCGAGTGGGTAAAAGGTTTAAATCCTTTCTCAAGCGATGATGATGAAGATAAGAAAGATGCTTCAAAGCCTACCACTTATGAAGGAACTGACGCTCCTATCGTAGATGATGAAGTTCAAACTTCAAGTTTACCCGAGCAGAAATCTCAAACAAGAGTACTTACAAAACTTGAAGAGAAAAAGAAAGAAACTGATATTCAGAACTTAAAGAACGTAGAGAATGTTAATAACGTTGAAAATACAAAGAGCAATGTCTTAACAACCAGTGAGAATATCAAGAATTCAAATACAACCAACGTTAAAAACATTGAGAATGTAAAACAGGTTCAAACTTCTGTTCAGGACAATTCTGTAGCCAAGTTAAATAATGAACTTGAAAAGAGAAATAAACTTGAACGTTCTTTTAGAGTTGAGCTTGCAAGACAGCAAAAAGAACTTGCTGAAATTGACAGGTTAAGAAAGGACGGTAAGTACAATGAAGCAAACAAGCGTCTTAATACACTAAAGACAGATCAGAAAACCTTACAGGGTTTTGTTAGAACAGCTAATAATCTAAAGGTTGGTGTTGCTTCAATTCCTTCACCGGAGAAAACACAACAGGTTGTTACAAATTCAAATGTAAGCAACCATACCACTACCTCTAACTCAACCTCTAATCAGAACAAGACCGTTAACAATAATATTACTATCAATGGTGCTACACCTGAAATGACACGTTCTGTAATAGAAACTGCAAACGGTCTTGATAACTCTTATTTAGCAGCGCAAAGCGTCTGCTATAACTAAGTCGTAACTCATCAATACAGATGACATTTTAATTATAGGTGGAGAATATGGCTGATGTAAAAGACGATGCTGTATTAAATTCCAGTAATGCTCAAAGCTCAACAAATGGCTTTAAAGTAAGAATTATTAACGGATTAGAGAACTTTAAAAACTATCAGGACAAAGCATTAGACAGGTTGGGCTTAAAGAATATCACCTCAGGTAATATGTTTACTCAGAGTGATATTACCAAGCTGACAGCAAACCCCTATCTTAGAAACAGCCTGCGTAAACTTGATAATTTAAAGTTCTTTAAACAGGTTAACAGGTTTCAGAATTCACAGGCTTTTGCTATTGCTAAAAAGGCAGGACTAGGTTCTTTTATCAATGGCCTTTCAGGTAACAGCAATAATCAGGGACAAAAGGTAACCAGAACATGGAACATTGTGGATGATAACGGAGAGAGGGCTGTTACTTTTAATACATTCTTTGCTATTGATGTTAAAAATGAAAGCAAAGCTATCTCCTCACCTACTGAAAACGGTTCATTTGTTTCTTACAATAAAACTCAATCCCCTATTGAGATACAGGTTGTTTTAGGTATTAAAGGAACACCTGAAACAATCTTATCAGCTGTATCTGCGTTAATGGAATTGAGCAACAATGAAACAATAGTCAGTTTGATCACGCCAGATCAGGAATACAAATCGCTTAATCTTATCAAAATGGATTATCACAGAGACGCATCAACAGGAGTTGATTTACTCACTGTTAACTGTGGCTTTGTTGAGGTACGACAGTTTAAGAGTGAATATACCAATACAAAGATTGCAAAACGCAAATCAAGAGGACAGACACAGAAAAAGCCTGAATCAATGCTTAACAGTGTGTTAAGTAAACCTGTTGATGATTTTAAAAAGTGGATTAGAAATTAGCTATGGAAGTTCTATCTGTTGAAGCATTACCAAATCAGGAATTTCAAATCATACTTGATGATCAAATCTGCCAAATTCACCTGTATCAGAAAGGTGATTACATGTTTCTTGATTTGTATATAGATGATGAAGCAATTGTTGAAGGCGCAATAGTTCAGCCTAAAACAGGCATTATTCAGTCTCCATCTAAGTTTAAAGGTCAACTTTACATTGTTGATGTAATTAACCCTGCGGATATGCCTAAGCAACCTAATTACACCGAATTGGGTGACAGATTTGAACTTGTTTATCTGACTGAAACTGAATGTAAAGATCTTGGTTTGAGGTTCTAACATGTTTGCATCTAAGATTATCTGGGGTAAAACTACCAGTGTATTAAAAAATAGTTCTTCAACCAAAACACAATCAGTAACTGAGATTAAAACCAATAAAGCTACAACCAAACAGGCATCTGCACCATCCTCTTTTAAAATCAGAAAATTGAAAGTTCAAATTACTTTAAACAAAGGAACTTTTAAAAACGGCTCTAACAGCATCATAATCTCTGATCTTGGTATGTCAGCAAACATAGAGAAATTAGGTCCACCAGATTTTGGTAAAGCTTCTGTAGAAATCTATAACTTGCCTCGTGACGTCATGGAGCGTATATCAACACTTGCAATGATGCCTATGTATCACAATTACAACTACATAAACATCTATGCAGGTGATGATTACAGCGGTTACACACAGGTATTTGCGGGAACCATAGCTTCTGCTATTGCTGATTTTAATTCACAGCCTGACATTAAAATGAAGATTGATGCTCGAGTAGGTTTCTTTGGCTCTATTACTGCACAAGGTCAGAATGTTGTTAAAGGAACGCAGAGCGTTGCAAGTTTTGTTGAGAAACAAGCAAAGATTGCAGGTTTTACATTCAAGAATGAAGGCGTAACGGCATCTGTTAAAAACGCAATTTTTAGCGGTTCACCTATTGAACAGGCCAGACAGGCTTGTGAACAGGTAGGAGCAGAACTTGTTATTGATGATGACAAAATGATCTTAATCAGTAACGGCTCATCTGTAAAAGGAACTGTACCAAAGCTAACAGCCAGTACAGGTTTGATTGGTTATCCTTCCATGTCTTCTAATGGTATCAGCTTTAAAGCTGTATTCAATCCTCAGTTTAAATTTGCAGGTCTTGTTGAGTTAAAAACTCTAGTTCCAAAATGCACAGGCCAATGGCGAATTACAAAATTAAGTCATAAGCTATCATCTAATTTACCTGGTGATGGTTCTTGGGAATCTACAATCACAGCCTACTATCCTCACATGAGTGGTGCTTGTGGAAGGTATGTATAATGTCTGAAATTACATCTACTAAAAAAGCCAGTACTCAGAGTATGTATGCTCCGTTAAGCCCTTTTAACGCTGAGGAGTATCACATACGGTCACTGATTGATAAAGTTGTCTTTACAGGTTTTTTAGCAAAGATTGAAAGTTGTTCCTCTTCTGGCGAAGGTGGTACTAAAACTGTTATTGCAACACCTTTAATTGCTCAAACCGATGCAGAAGGCAACGCACTTGCAACACCTTCTTATCAGGAGTTACCCCACTACAGATTTCAAGCTGGTATTGCTGCTGTCATTATGGATCCTGAACCCAATGATATTGGCGTGTTCTTATGCATGAAGGCTGATGTATCAAACATCAACAGCACCACGACTGCTACTTCAAGACCAGCAAGCTTCAGAAAATTTAATCCCGCTGATGCAATCATGGTTGCGACAATTCACACTAAAGAACCTAAAGTTTGGGTGCATCTAAAACAGGACAAAACAATCGTTCTGCACGCTCCTAAAGGTTACACTGTAGAAACAGATGAGTATGTACACATTAAATGTAAGACCTGCACTGTAGATGCTTCTGACAGCGTTACAGTCAACACTCAAACAGCTACTATCAATGCTCCTACAATCATTCTAAACGGTAATGTGCAGGTTACAGGAACTTTAGTATCAGGTACTCAAGGTGGAGGAACAGCTACTTTCAACGGCAATATTATTTCTAAAAAGGATGTTATTGCTTCAGGCACTTCATTACATACCCACACTCATAATGGTGTATATCCAGGCAGTGGTAATACAGGTACGCCAAACTAAAACTGTTTGTTTTTACATAAATCAACAGAAAAATCGTTCATTATTCACTAATTTTCAAGGTTCTTAATATGCACTCTCTATTCTTAGATCCTGATAAATGGGATTTGTTTGTTGATAAAAATGGCAAGATAGCTAACTGCTATGCTGAATACGCCATAGCTCAAAACGTTGCTAATGCATGTCGATTGTTTATTAAAGATGCTTATTACGATGAAGATCGTGGCATTCCTCACTTTGCTCTTGAGTTAAAAGAACAACCCTCAATAGATATTCTAAAAAACAGATTAAGAGATGCTGCGCTTGAAGTTAAAGGAGTTGCAGATGCTCAGGTTAACCATCTGACTACTACAGACAGAATGTTAGTTTGCCAAATGTTAATTCAATTAAACGATGGGACAATGATCAATGTTGCAATTTGATAGTTCAAAAGGTTTTACAGTTTCAGAAGTTGAGGATATACGCTCTGAGGTAGCATCTCAATGGAAAGAAGCTTTTAAAGAAGACAATACACCTGAGCTTAATACAGAACCTGAAACCCCTGCAGGACAGTTAATTGATTCTCAAACTGCTGCAATTTCACAAAAAGATGCTGAAATTGCTTTTCTTGCCAATCAATTTAACCCGTTGACTGCATCAGGTAAGTTTCAGGATGCATTAGGCAAGATTTATTTTTTAACCAGACATTCAGCTGTTAACTCTACCTGTGTTTGTACCTGTAAAGGTAGAGAAAACACCTTTATTCCTAAAGGCTCACTTATTCAATCTGAGGTTACTGGTATTAAATGGGAATTAATGAACGACGTCACAATTAAGAGTAATGGTTCTGTTGATGCTCAGTTTAAATGTTCTGAAACAGGCCCTGTTGAAGCAGGAGCAGATACATTAACAAACATTGTAACTACTGTTGCAGGCTGGGATAGTGTAACTAACAACGCCAGTGCTTCTGTAGGTTCTTATGAAGAATCACAATCAGCATTTGAAACTCGAAGATACAACTCTGTAGCGTTAAATTCACGAGGCACAAATGGAGCTATCTACTCTCGAATATCTCAATGCGATGGTGTTTTATCCTGTTACATCGACAGTAATAGAACCAATGTAATTAAGAAAGTAGACGGCTACAGTATCAAACCTCACAGTGTATTCATTGCTGTGATAGGCGGTAATGATCAGGACATTGCCAGAGCTATCTATGAGACGGTATCTGCAGGATGCGATTACAACGGCAATACTTCTGTAAAAGTAAAAGATGAATATACTGGAGCTACAGAAGATGTAACCTTCTTAAGACCTGAGAAATTGCAGATTTACATTAAAGTTCTTTTAAAAGACAAAGAGACTTTGCCAAATCAGTACGAGACACTTATTAAAGATGCTATTTACAACAACTTCTATGGTCTAGAAGATAATCTTATTGCTAATGAACCGCTGTTAAGAGTGGGTATGAACGAAGATATTTATGCAAGTCGATTCATCATTTCAACATTAAACAACAATATCAATAACATCATGAACATATCTATTTCATCTGATGGTACAAACTTCGAGAACATGATCCACACTCCATGTAACCGTGAACCAGTATTGTTAAAAAACAACATCATTTTGGAATTTGTTGATGAGAAGGAGGAATAAGTGTCAGAGTTTCATATCGATGCAACTATACAATCACAGTATTCAGCATCAAAACATATTTGTAACTTAGTTAACGCTTTTTGGGAATCAATCAACCCCGAAGCTGACATCGAACTGATTTACAACAAGATGATTAACCCTCTTACAGCAGAAGGCATAGGGCTTGATGTCTGGGGAAGAATTGTTGCAGCTGGTCGCACCTTTTTAGCTAAAGACGAATCACTTCCATATTTTGGCTTTGATCCTGTGAAGTTAAAAAATGAGCGAGTAGCTGATTTTAATCATGCTCCTTTTTATACGGAAGTTAACGGTCAGCTAAGATTAAGCGATGAAGCTTATAGAACTTACATTTTCGTTAAAGCTATGATTAATATTGGAAACAGTTCTTTGGCAGATCTTAACAAAATGCTGCATACAATGTTTCCTAAAGCTGATATACAAATTCTTCATATCAGTACCATGACATTACGTCTTTTAATGCGTTCTAACGTTGCCAGTGCTGACATAGCAGCGCTTTTAAACTTACCATGGTTACCTACAGGTGTTGGTCTTGAGTTTTATCAGGTGATCACCCCTACATTTGGCTTTAAAGGTTCAAACTTAAAGAACTTCGGTAATTCAACATTTTCTACTTACTCTCGTGAGGATATAGCATGAGTAAACAACCTCAAATTTGGAAACAACCTTTAGGAGACAATGCCGATAAAAACGACATTTTGGATGAAAATTTAGAAGCCGGCTTTGTTGATCAAAAAACACTGTTCAGATCAATCTTTGAAGTTCCGTTAAAAGCCGGTGGTATGGCTCCTAAGAGAAGAGATTTTAATGGATTGTTTAACCTAATTGGACAATCCATTTTTTATGCCATGAACGGTGGTGTATGGGGGTACAACACATCTGTAGATTATGACTTAGGATCATTTATTAAATACAATAATGAACTGTATTTATGTATAAAAAAGAATGGTCCTTCTGCATCTATAATTAAAGCTCCTACAGACAGCTCATACTGGTGTAAATTTGCCACAGTACAGGATCTAACCCGCTATTTACCTCTTACAGGCGGTAATATTACAGGTAATCTTACTGTTCAATCTAAGCATGTTGTTCGTTCTGTTAATAACTTCAACGCTGACAGTAAAGGCAATGTTACTATCACAAAAGTTAACGCTTCAAATAACTCTGATCATGCAACAGAAGCAGATCATGCAACTTTAGCAGATAGAGCCTATCCAAAGCGTTCTGATGGTACAAATATCAATGTAATATGGAGTGGACAGGCAAATCAGCCTTCATGGCTTTTAGGTAGTAACAATGGTGTAGATTTCTATGTTTGGGATCCTTATAACTTTAGCGTTAATTACGCCAAATCAAGTGGTTCAGCTGAAAAGGCAAAACAAAATGCTGATGGTTTAAATCTTGATAATACCATTGTTAAGAATATCGCTATCTCAGGTAAAACCATTACAGTAACAAGGTTAGATAATACCAAGTACACACTTACCACTCAAGACACAAACACAACCTACAGTAAGTTATCACAGTTTCAAAATGACTGTGGATATATCACATCAAATAACAGGGCTTACCCTCGCAAAGTAGGTGGCGGTGATATTAACTTTAACTGGAGTGGTATGGGCGGTCAACCTACATGGCTATGGGGCGGTAATGACGGCACAAACATGTATGTCTACAACCCTGCTAATTTCTCAGTCAATTATGCTAATTCATCATGGTTAAGTACACGTGCTCTTCAAGACAGTGATGGTTTGCAGATCAATACTACTTATCTAAAAAAAGCTGATGCAGGTAAGGTTACTTTAAGAGCTACAAGAAACTATGACGGCAACTGGAGTATTACAGGACTAACAGTTGGTAAACCCTTATATATCACACATTCAGGTGGTCATTCATGCCATATACAAGTTCTTTCGGGCACAAATGACTTTGTAGGACATGCCTATAGCATTGGCGCTGTGTACTATTATTTAGTGGTTCAGAGTTCATCAGGCGCATATATTTATATTCCGACCTCTTCAACTGTTACTTTTAATATTACTAATGCATCAGATGACGGTGATGTTTTACGAGCCTACCAATAGGATTATTTATGATTAAAGTTTTTATCTTAAACGGTGAATGCATCAATGTTGACAACAAAACAGATGCAAGACGACTAATTAAAGAAGGAGCCAAAGAGGTTACTGACTTATCAATCTTTGGCGACCATGTTAAGGACGTTTGCCCTGCTAATACAAAAGTTAACGCAGATGGTTCTATTACTTTTACACCTCCTACTGATGAAGCTGTAAAACAAAAAGAAATTCAAAAAGAGATCTTAACCAAAGATAAAAGAATTGCAGAGATCAAAGAAGAACTTGTAACAGCTTATCTTTTAGATGACAAAGATACTTTAGAGGCTTTAAAGACTGAGTATAAGGAGCTTATAAATGAAGGAGTGTAAGTATTGTCTAGCGCCTTTGGATAGTAAAGGTTATTGCTCAAAACCGTGCAAGTTAGGAGCGATGCTAAAAAGAATTGCTGAATTAAATCAGAAGAGCGGGAAATAAAATCCCGCTTTTTTTATATCTATACATTTCTAAAAGGTTTATAAAACATGAGTAAACAGCCTCAAATTTGGACAAGACCATTAGGCGAAAACGCCGATGTAAACAAGATTGAAGATGACGTTGCAGTCGATTCAGGTAACGTATCTTTTGCAAAACTGTTTGGCAGAATTACAGCTGTACCACTTGAAGAAGGAGGTATAGCTCCAGAACGTGAAGATTTTAATGCTCTGTTTAAGTTATTAGGCGAAGTTGCATACTACTTCATGCATGGTGGTATTTATAACTATGCAAATAATATTGATTATGAAGTAGGATCTTTTGTTCGTTATAACAATGAACTTTACGTTTGTGTTACTGACAATGGACCTTCAACCACAATAAAAGCTCCTACAGATTTAATTTATTGGGCTAATGTTAAAAATGCACAAAAACTCGCCACCGCTCGTACTATTAACATTCAGGATGCAAGTGGAGACAATACAGGTACAGGTATTGATTTTGACGGTACAAAAAATGGCATTATAAAACTGCCTCAAACTATAAAAGGAAACCTTGATGGTAAGGCAACATCAGCTGAAAAGGCTGACAGCGCAAAGATCGCTGACAGTGCCAAAGAATGCAGTGGTAACAGTGCCAGTGCGACAAAAGCAACACAGGACGGTGCAGGACAACAGATCAATACTACTTACATTAAGTCTTTGTCTGTAAACGGTCGTACAATTACTTATACAAAAGGTAACGGCGCAACGGGCACAATTACAACGCAGGATACTAATACAACCTATTCACAAATGAAAGGTTCAACCACAAGCGCCAACGGTTCAGCAGGCTTAGTGCCAGCACCCGCAACAGGCGCAGCAAATCGCTATCTAAGATGTGACGGTCAATGGGTTGTGCCACCTGATACAAACACTACATACAGTAAGTTAAGTCAGTTCACTAATGATTCAGGATTTATCACAAAGTCAGGCAGTTGTGCCAGTGCGACAAAAGCAACACAGGACGGTGCAGGAGCAACCATAACATCAACTTATGTAAAGTTAGCATCAGCTCAAACTATTTCAGCACAACATAATTTTTCAGCAGGTGTAAAAATCGGCGGTTGTTTAATTACAGTAGGTTAATATGGCGCGCATAAAATTTAATGTAAATGGAACAACATATTCAACTTGGAACCATACAACGAAACTAACTACTCCTAGTTTAATCTTAAATGATAACGGCACATTAAGATATACACCTTTGTTTGCTGTAAACAATGGTGCAGAGGCTACATTAGATAATCATTGGTATTATAAATGTGGTGCTTTAGCTATTACACATAACAATACTAAGTACCATGTAGCAATAAGTCGAAGATATACAAATGTTTTGTCGGGAACTATCAGTACAACTATTACACACAGCGGTAAAACAGGTACAACTACAACAACCACCAGTAAAACTGTTACACCGACAGGCGTTCATGAATTTGGCTTTCAAAATATCCCCCCTGGCAATCAAGGCGTTCACGCTGATGTTACCGTTAATTACGGTGTAACTTTTTTACAGACACCCGCAATTTACATTAACTATGGCGGAACACTTGTAAGCGCAGGCACAAGCTCATGTGTAATCAGAATATACAGCTCAGTTGTCAATTCGGGAACAAGTATCGCAAACATGAATGCTGGCTCTGTGAGATACCTGCTAACCGTTGCAGGTAATGTAGCTACAACAACTACAACCCATCCAAATGAGACAAAATCAGCTGTTGCACAAGGTAATTTTAATTATGGTGTAACCTATCCTAGCGCACCGTCATTAACAGTAAATAGCGGTGGTATTTCTGCAACAAACAATACAGGTAACAAGTCGTTTTTAGCTAAAAAAACACTAAGCGGAACTGTTGCTTATAACAAATCAGCAACTTTATCACAGGCTTTTAAGGTTACTTTTAACGGAAATTTTGGATTAGGCTAATGGAACATTGGAAATTTTGGAAGTGTCTTCCTATTGTAAAAGTTTCTGACAAAGGAAAAGTTTACGATTGTAAACGCAATTTTTTTTGTAAAACAGAAACGATTAGCGGTCATGTTTACGTTTGGATTGATGTGTTAGGCGTCAAAAGATATTTGTTAGCGCAAGTAGTTGCTGACACTTGGCTTGATAACCCTAACAATTATCATCTTATCAAGCATAAAGACGGAAACAATCTGAATAACTGTGTTTCTAACTTAGAGTTTGTAGAAACAATGGAAGATACAATCAATCATAAAGACGACAAAAAAAATATTGAACGTTGGAAAGAAAAGATGAAAAGACAACATCAAGCATTTAGGAGCTTATAATGATTTATACAATAAGTTTAAAAGAAAATAAGATTGAAAAGAAAGATGAAATTTTTTACTTTGAAATGGCACAATCTTATGAACTTACTGATTTAGGCATAAATAAAATCATCTATAACGATGATACAGATGAATATAAGTACTTTGATAACACAAACAAAGAGCTTGATATAGAGCTTAACGAGTATCAAAAAACAGTACAAGATACAATCTTAACTACATTCCATTCTCTTTTTGATGCTGATGCTTTAAACCGCTTAAAGCAAAGAAAGATTTACGATCTGAAAACTCAATGTACTTTTAATGATTATTGCGATATTAACTGCAACTTCTTTTGCAGTTTTGGTTTGTTGTTACCAGGTGATAAGCAACATATAGACTTGTACAAAAGTTTATTGAATTACACTGATACAAATCTTGTTATCACTGATATGAATGGTGACAAACAGGAAGTTACAAAAGAGCAGCTTAACACCATTATTGAAGAGTGTCTTATCAATCTTGAATACTTGCAAAAACAGCAACAACAGGCAATTATAGAGATTGCTTCTTTTAACAGTGAAGAGGGTGTCACAAACTACAATGCGGTGATCTCCCCTTTCAACTTCTTCAGTTCTGGAGATCAATCTGAGATTGAAGATTTAAGAGTTAAAGTAAAGAACGAACTTATGTATCCTCAAACCTTATCAGATGGTTTACTTGAATTGTCAGATCAATATGAAACATCCAATACAGAAAATCAGGATGCAATTATTGAACTGTCAGATTTAGTTTGTGAATTACAGGAAGAAGTTAAACAATTAAAGGCAAAACAAGGAGCTTAAAATGAATACTTTATATTATCGTTATGTAATTATGGGAAAGCGTACTGTTGATAGTATCCCCGCATCAAGACGTGATGCTGTAAAAAAAATGCTAATTGAAAATGGTTATACAATCAATGAAGACGGCACGGTATCTAAGTCGTAACTCATTCTAAGAATGACAAAGCCTCTGTAATAGAGGCTTTATAATAACTAATTAACTTTGTCTGTAATGCCAATATCTCGTAAGAGTTTTTGAGCAAAATGTTTATCTGCTAGATGTGTAGGAATTTGAACACGACCTGTTAATTTTCCATGAGCATCTTGTTTAATCCAAATCTCATGAGACCCTTTACCGTTTCGGTAATATCTATAACCGTGTTCTTTTAAGATCTCAATGACAATCTTGTAGTAACCGTTCATTAAGAAAGAGCACCTATTATCATTCCATTAGGAGAGATTTTAGGATGATTCTGTTCGTCATCGACGCCATATAAGTCAAGACGTACTAGATCGTAAGCTCCACTTTCAATAGCCTCAATCACTTCTTGAACGGTTTTACCTTCTGCGTTGAGCCCTTTAATATCAGGACTACAACCATATATTAAGCCGGTCTCTTTGGATTTAAAAATATCATAGCGATATGATAAGGTTACACCAAACAATTTATATATTTGTTTCCAGAATGGAAGACCTATTCTATATTTCATATCTCTTCTCCAACGTCGTTCTAATGTGTAATATTACATTCTCAAAACACTTTGGTAAATATAGAAAAGTTTAACTATTTGATTTAGTACACTATAAAGGAGTGAATATGTACACAAGATTACACGCTGTTAATGGCATTATAGGTGAAGGTGTCAAGTTTGAGCGCATCAGACGTGTCACTGGTTATCTTGTTGGTACCCTAGACAGGTTCAACGATGCGAAACGAGCAGAGGTGCGTGACAGAGTTAATCACATGCATGCGTAAAAAAAATAACATGAGGGAGTAAGATTATCCCTCCCTCTCAGCTATCTCAATTCCGTTTAACTTTAAACATTCAACAAAAGCTTCAATTATTGTTGTTTTGTCTTTATCGTACTTTATTTTCTTACTAAGAATTATTAGTTCATCAAAAAACAACTCATATACAACCAAGTAAGTACATTCTTTAATTTTTCTTGTCTTATAACCAAAGATTCTTTTCCTTCCCTTCTTTTTATCAACAATTCTAAAAGCATCAGGGAATATTAACTTATATTTAAAATTATCTCTTGAAGAATCAAACTGCTTAGTCAGAGCTTTGCAAAAATTATTTAACAAAACTTTACTGTTAGCATTTTGGTCGAATCTGATTGTTAACTTAAATAAGTGACCGCAAGCAAAAGTAACTAAACCTCCTTCAAATGTTCTTGTAACTTCAAGATAAGTAACTTCACATACATCATAAAAATGAGTAACTGTACATTTAACAATAAAAGTTCTGGTTATATCTAATTTATTTATTAAATCAAACATTTTATATCTCTTTTTAACAAAAGGCAGTATTTCTACCGCCCTACTTCAACTAAACAGCCTGTTTCTTATTCTTTAAAAGAAAGTTCACACTAAAGTCAGACTCTGTCGCAGCATCATAGAGTTTTGACTTTTGAATATCTCTCAAAGCCCAGAACAACTTCTGAGCCTGTTCCTGTATGTCAGAAATCTTATCATAAAGATCAAGCAGTTCAGGCTTGAACATCTGGTGGTTGTAAAGGATATGATCAACTGCCGCTGCCTGTCTTTCAGTCATCAGTACTCCCCTTACCTGTCCACTCTCGATCTGCTCCTGAGTATTTAAGTGAGCCTGTGGATTACCCTTATTAACTGCGATTGCATATCCCTGCTTAAATGCTCTATTGGCAATATCAACAAAAGCCACGAACAACTCATCAGATAATTTATTCTTGTCACTAAGATTTTTAATTTCTTCTACATACCAGCAACGCTTTTGCTTTGGCTGTTCTTTTTTTCTGTGTATAAGTTCCATGAGCGCGAATTGAAGGTAATACATCATTGCAGATCCATTGTCTGAACTCACGTGCAATCTTAGAGTTAGATCTCATCATCACGAAGTAGAGCTGAGGCTCGGTGATCATGGTGCATTGTTGACCGTGGTTATTAGCGTCTTTGAGGAGACATGAATTTAATTCATCCCTCCCAAACTCTTCTTTGATCTGATTAGCTGTCTTGGCTGGTGTTGATAAGTTAAGTGATGCACATACATCTGCCAGGCAAAAGAGCACTTCACCTTTATCGTTCTGTTCTACACGGATATTTGAGTTGTGAAAATTATATGAAGTTAGATTTGAGTTAGACATGATAATGTCTCCTAGTTATATATTTCTTAATTAACCCATTTCTTAAGTGGGTCGGTGGTGCTAAGAAACTCGTAACTAGCCGAGCGGTGTTTATTCAATATATTCACACCACACCACCATGCAGCAGATACAACAAACCTAAGTCTGTGTATTAAATATGGTGAGATTGACGTGTGTCGCCAAGTCAGCGCTAGTTATTGTCGTGTTTCTTAGGCACGGTAGCTTTTAGCTACATCTATAGTATAGCGCAAAAAATTGGAGATGTGGGAAATTATGCTCTAATCTCACCATGAAATACCTAGTTTGTGAGCAACACGATAAGTATCATTTATTTTATTGCGAAGACTGAAGTATTTCTCTTCATCTTGATACTGTTGATATTGCATCATTTTAATCTTTTGTTTAGTTTTTAAATAGTAATCAGAAAGAGCACATGCAATTAATTGCAAGTCATCATTTTCTAGAACATCTGCTTCATTTTCATCCATCTTTAAAAGAGTAAAAAATGTGCCTTTATTAAAGTCATACATTCCATCGACAATAATTTCTTTATAATCAAAAGATTTTTTGTAAATAAATACAGAAATATCCCCAAAAGTTTTGTATGCTCTTTCTAATTCTTTAATAAGTTCACTTAAGGTTTTGACTTTTTTAGGTTCATTCATTTTCATACTCCAAACTCGAAATGAATTTTTGCATCTTTATCGATAAATTTATTAGCTACAAGTAATGCTTTTATAATATGAGTGAAGCACGTTTTACCATGCACAAAAACTCTTTCAGGTGCTATCGTCATTAGGATAGACCTGACCCCAGCTTTTAGCTCATAACAGCCATTTATTAAACTAATAACAGAAAATTCCATTTGATAGTCATCTTCTATTGAAGTTGTTTCAGCATTAACAAAAAGGTTATATAGATTACGCTCTATTTTTGTTACTATACATTTCATTGTCAAAAGCCTTTTGAACGCATAAAGAAAATTTGTTTTTATGTAAATGTTTAAACTTTTTGTACATCTCACGAAACAAAGCGCAATCCTCGTTACCTTGTGATATTTCAATTCTGTGTTTATTCATCTTTTACCGCCTTATCCACGGCTGTTTTAAAATCATCTTGTGCATTTACGATTGCACTTCTAATACTGTAAACAACAGTATCTGCATTAGTTCCTATTCTTCCTTTAGCTAAATCAGCCAAAACATTTAATACGTCTTGGATTAACATTATCTGTTGTGCTTTAAGTTCAATTTTCATTCTCTTTATCAGCCTTATCGAAAAGCACATCAAATTTATCTTCAATGTTTCTTAACTCTGTTAACTCTTTATCGGCGATGTCAATAAAAGGATCAGCTTTAATATCTGCAATAAAACCTGATACCGCCCATCGTATCGTTTCAATTTCATCTTTTGATAATTCAATCTTCATCTTCATTACCCTCTAAATAAACGTCTAACCAAATTGTGCCGTTTTCTCTACAAGGTTCAAAACAAATCACCTCATAATCACCATAGCGATTTACAATCTTAGGAGGAAAACCATCCCAAGAAGGGAATTCTTCCGAACGATACACTTCTTTAAAACGGCACTCTATGCTTTCAAATTGAAGATAGAGTCTTACATCGCAATATTGAATACCTTTCGTTAACTCATTAAACTTCATTTTTAATCTCTCAACATTCCACCTTTACCGTTCAAACGTTTTACTCCTCTGTAACCTCAACGTCTTTTATATGAACTTTGCTTTGAGAGCAAATGGCATCTTTAATTGCATTTTCACGCTCTGAAATATTGTTTAAACAATAATTTCGCAAATCTTTCAATGACATTTTTTGAAAATCCTCGTCTAAATCTTCCCTGTTATGTTCATCTGTAATTTCTACAATAGTTTTAATCTTAATCATTTATCTTCCACTCCAAAAGGTCTCCACTCACACCGCGCTAAAAACTCAAACCCATCGAACCATTCTTGCATTGACCTTTCGTTCATAGAGATTAAATCGTTTTCGTCATATCCAAGTGAGGTAATTAGTAGATTTTGGTGAAAATGCTCATCGCCTTTACGTCTGATTAACAAACTATCGCCCACCGACATGTTGTTATATTCACAATCTTTGCCATACACGACTTCTGTAAGCTCTAGCATAGATTTAAAAGGTCGATACTTCTTCTTTTCTTCCTCTTTTACTGCATCTGCCGGTAAAAAGAAACCGTAATTTCTAATTGCTCCAAACGCTTTACAACAAAAGCACTCAACATCATCATCCCTAACGTGACAAATTATTCTTATTTGAGCGATACCACTTTTTAAGTCGTCTTGCAGAGTATTAATATCGCTAGACACATATCCGTCATCACCAACCTTAACGTCATGTCGATTACTCCATGATTTAACATCTTTTAGATCAAATTGCATTTTATTTCATACCTCTCAAAATTCTATAAAACACTAGCCACCTTTACGAACAAATCAAAACCGCACTGCATACCAAGCGCAAAGATCAGACCTGCGATGAATACCGCAAATATTGAATTAAACAGTTTCTTCCACTGCTGCTTCTGTTTTTCTTTATCTCTCTTCAGCAAGTTTTTGAGTTTCTCCAGATAGAAAAGAATGTCAGCTAGCTCTTCAGCCGTTAAATTCTTTCCATCTTGAGGATTTAGCAGAATAGCTTTGCGATCCTCCACGATACGCCTTCTTGAGAAAACTCTGTAATAGATCTTGTCCAGGCTATTTGTTGGCTTTGCTTTCATCTTTTACCTCACCGTTGATAAATCTATCCAGTTCAACCAGAGCAGCGCAGTGACTTCTTAAGAAGTGGTACACAGCGAAGGCTTTGTCTCTGTAGTCGATCATCTTTGTCACTAAAAAACACAAAATCACAAGATTGAATACAGAGAAGGTCAGAGCGATTTTTGTCATAAGCTCGTACATAATCACCTCAAATCTTAAAACAAACCACTGTCATCATCGGAATCTAAAAATGCGATGAAAACCGCAGCGAAACAGCACGCGACCAATATACCCAGTATCATTTAAACGTTCTCCAATTTCAGCTTTTTAGCCAGAGCCTTTATCTCTACGAGTTGGTGCTGGTTAAAGTAAAACTCTATGAAGTCGGAGTGCATTTTTTCGTCATCCATCTGTCTTTCAATGAATAGCCTGTGATTAAGCAGCGCACTATGCAGAATGTCACGCTCTTCAGGAGTCAG